TCCTGGAACTGTTTTAGATACCGGTTTTAATACTTTTGACTATGTTGCTCAAGTAGATATTCTTTCCAAGACTGGTTCACCTGCTCCTGTATTTGTAGGTACTACTAAGTCCGGTTCTAATGACACTAATGTTGTTATTACTACTGGTCCTATTCAACCAGCCGACTATCTAACAGTTAAAGGTGCACCGGAGGCTATTAAGCAAGATTATATTTTTGCTATTGAGTCATCTATTGACCCTGATAGATATGAGCCGGGTTATCTACTCTGCCCAGAAGCCTTTGCAACAATTGTTTCTACTCCTGATGGATATACCTCATCCCAGGCTAAGTTAGCAAGACTTGACATTGCTACTACTCTTGAAAACACTGCAAGAGGGGTTAGAATTTACTCTAATCTTGGCCAAGGAAGTGGTATCGAAAATCTTGGTGGTGGTACATCACTCGAGATGGTTGCTTTAATTGACTGCGGTGGGGATATCAATTCACACTTAGATGCTCAATTAGAACTCCAACTCTTTAAGGATAGAATGGGTGTGCCTTTTGGCCATGCAGCTTACTACGCTCCTTATCTAGTGACAGTTGATGCTGGAAACCCTGTTATTCCTCCATCTGCTGCAGTTGCAGGTATTGCATTAGCACGTAACACCCAAGAAGGCTTCCAACAACCACCCGCTGGTGCCAAGTTCAATATCAGAGGTGTACAAGGAGTTAGCTTTAAGATTACTTCTCAACAGCAAGAAGTTTCTAATCCTCTCGGTCTTAATGCTATTCGTATTCTGCCTAATAGAGGCGTTTGTGTCTGGGGAGCAAGAACTATGAGTTCTGATCCTCTGTATCAATTTGTTAACGTCAGAGTGATTCTGAATGTTCTAATTCGCACTCTGTCTAAGTCTTATGATGACCTTCTCTTTGAAGCAATTGATGGCACTGGTGCCTTATTTAACAGAGTAAGAAATGTCGGTATTCAAATCTGCAATCTACTCTGGCAAGGTGGGGCATTATATGGTGCTAGAGCTGAAGATGCCTACTATGTAGTCTGCGGGCCTGAAAATAACGAACCTACTCTTCTTGAGCAGGGCACTGTTGTTTCTGATGTGTATGTAACTCCTTCTCCGACTCTTGAAAGAGTTGTGATTAGTGTAGTTCGTACTCCAATTGGTCAAATTGCATTTATCAATGACTCTGGGGCAAGAAATACTTCTGCTGCCAAGGCTCAAGCGGCTACGTTAACACTCTAATAATATGAAAAAGTCAGACCTTCTCACAGAGCGCAAACCTAAAAAGACGGTGATGATCCATATGTTCACCGCCGGACCTCAAATTAGCTCCTCTGGACAAAAACTTGAGTTTTCAACAAATGACCTTGATCAAGTAGTCTCTACTTATGATCCTAAGACTCATGAGGCACCGTTAATTATCGGCCATGACCAGGATGACGGTACACCTTCTCTTGGGTGGGTCAAAAATCTTTGGAGAAAAGGTAAAGAGCTCTGGGGGAAGGTTGAACTTACCCCTAAGGCTGAACAACTCATCGAAGATGGAGTGTTTAAAAAGGTAAGTAGTTCATTTTATTTACCAGATGCAGAGACTAATCCCCACCCAGGGAAAATGTCTCTGCGTCATCTTGGATTAGTAACTATTCCTGCAGTAAAAGGCCTTGCTGCTTTCTCCGAAAATGGAGATGGAACGGTCACTATTGAATTCGAAGAAACAAAAAATAATCAACTGTTTAAAGAAGCATTAGGAATAGACTCGAGCTCGACTATGACTAAAAAGAAAATCACTACCGAAGATTTCGGTGAGGGGATGACTATCAATATTAATATTGGTGGTAAGCCCCATCTTGAAAATGAAAAAGGCGAGCCGGTTCAGGAAACTGGTCCAGCCGCAGATGTCTCTGATATTAATCTAGACGAAGACGAGCTAGATGAAGAAGGAGAAGCCGATGAGTTGGACTCAGATCTTGATGATGAGTCTGATTCCGACGATGATTCTGAATCAGATGATGATGATGACGACTTTGATTTAGATGATGGCGATGATGAAGAAGATGATGACGACTTCGATATGGATGATGATGAGTCATCTGATTCCGATCTAGAAGATATCGACTCTGATTCTGACTCTGATGATGATTTTGATTCACTAGATGACGACATGGATTCAGAAGATGATGAAATGGGCGACATGGATGGTGAAGATGACACTGAAGGTGAAATGGACACCGAAGGTGAAGCTGATGAAGACAAGGTCGCTGACTTGGCAGCCAATTACTCCATCGAGGAGCTGGAAAGAGCCCTAGAGATGAAGAAAGAGGAAGGTAAGTCCAATGAAGGTGATTACGATTACCTTGAGTCAAAACAACCTGGCAGAGTTTCCTCCTACGCGGAAAAGACTATAACTAAGTCCGATGAAACTCTCAAGGCTACAAAATCTACTCCAGTTAGAAAGAAAGAAGTAGTACTGAGTGCTGAGGCTAAGGCGCTTCAGGATAAAGTAGCCAAGCTAGAAGAAGAGCTTTCACGTCAAAAGAGACTCGCTAGAGAGAAAGAGATTGGAAGCTTTGCTGAAGGTCTATATAACTCTGGCAAGATCACTGAGCAAGTTGTGTCCAAGACCAATCTTGTTAAGTTTATGAGTTCTCTGAACTATAAGGGTGCCGTAAACTTTAGTGAAGGTACTCGCTCAACCCAACTTGAGTTTTTCAAGGAAATGCTTGAAAGCCTACCGTCAATGGTGAGCTTTGAAGAAGTGGCTACTCCGGCCTCGGCGCCAAAGAAACGCACTGGTGTGAATTTCTCTGAACCGAGTGCTTATGGCTACGCGTATGATAGCAAAAATCTAAACCTCCACCAACAGGCTATTGAATATTCGGAGTCTAAGGGTGTTGACTATGTTTCTGCTTTAAAAACCATTCTTTCTAACCAATAGGAATAAATAATGGCATTATTCGACGCTCAGGCGAGAACTAATCCCAAGTATCTCTCATTTGACCATTTATATGTAGAAACAGTGCGCATTACTGACGCTACAAATGCTGCTACTGGCGTTCCAGCCTATCGCTTTGTGAAGCGTAATGGTGGATATCCTGTAGCTGGTGGCTATGCTGCTGGTACTACTGTTTACACTAAGTATGGCACAAGCGCCATGCAACCCTTCGGTGTTGATAATACAGTGTTCACCTCCGCGCTCACCGCTGGTGATGGCGTAATCACTGCTTCTGCTACTAACTCCACAACAGTTACTGTATCAGGTGGAGCTAATAAGATTGCTGGTGGTAACAGCGTTTATTACTTCAGCAATGGCGTACCCGTTCTTCTTGGTACTGTGTCTTCTATCACCAATGACACAACCATTGTTCTTAATGCTAATGCTACAGCTGCTCTTTCCACAGCTACTGCTTTCTTTTTTGGTCCTTCACAGACCGAATCTTATCTATACCCCAATGGTTCAACGACCCCACTTAACTCCACAATATTCAAGTACCAAGGTTTCGCCTCGGTAGTAACTGCCGGTATTGCTATTGTTGAAGTTGATTCAGCTGCTACCTTTGCTGTTGATGACCCCGTTTATTCCACCACTGCTGGTAAGGCTTCCAACACTGCCGGAGCCGGTGTGATTCTAGGTAGAGCGCTAGATGCGGTAACCACAGCTGGTCCTAGCCAGTTTATCCGCGTCAGACTCGCCGGTGTTGCTAACTAGTCAGGAATTATAGGAAATCATGATTAATCTAGATCAGGTCCGTTTAGTTGACCCTATTCTAACTTCAATTGCACAAGGTTACAAAAACGCTGAAGGCGTTGCCACTTTCTTTGCTCCAGTCGTCAATATGCAGACTAGAGCTGGAAGAACTCTGGTATTCGGTAAGGAAGCTTTTGCTGCTCAGAGCTTCCTACGCGCTCCTGGTACCAATATTCAAAAGATTCAAAATGAATTCGGTACCAGATACTTCTCGCTTCGTCAAGAAGCAATCAGCTGGGAAATCGCTGAAGAAGTAGCTGCTGAAGCTAAGAACGGTGCTGCTCAATTAGACCTTCGCCAATACGCAGCTCGTGATGCCGCCAATCGTCTGATGCAATCCTGGGAAGTTCAAATCTCGGAAATCGTCACCGACGCCACTCAATATGAAGCTGGGTGCGTAAGTTCCGTTGCCTCAGGTGATAAGTGGAATCAAGCAACCTCTGATACTGAGCTTCAAATTGATGCTGCAAAAGAAGCTGTCCGTCGCCAAATTGGTACCTATCCCAATAAGATGGTTATCTCGGCTGACGTTTTCAATGCTCTCAAGAGAAACAAGAGAATCCGTGACTTCATGCAACGTGGAGTCATTGTTGACGAAAAGAGCCTAGCTCAAATCTTCGGTCTTGACGAAATCAGAGTTGCTCGTCGTCTGAAACTGGAAAATGATTCCACCTCGCCTAATTATGGTAAGCTGGTCTCAATCTATAATAATATCGCTATTCTCTTCTACCATCCTTCGGTAGCTTCTGATGGTTTTGCACCAGCTCTTGATGCCAATTATGGCACTCCTGCTTTTGCTTATACCTATATGCTCCAAGGATACCCCATTGCTACTCCAGAAAGATTTAACCTGGATCGTAGAGTCTTCACTGGCGACATCCTAGTTGAGCGTTCATTCGAACTCGTTGCTATGGGA